CCGCCGATAAACAAGCCGAATTTGATGAGATTTGTTCGCTTACTAATCCAACAGTAAAGAAAGCATTACTTAAATCATTCGCTGATGATTGTGATGCAGCAGCTGTTCATCTTCAAGCGGCAGCCTTACCACGGCAGAAGTATCATGTTATTTTACCTATCACTTCGATGAAAGACACAGAGGTTTATGCTCCTAATTATGAGAACGGAGAACAAGTGGCTCTTATTCGTTTTCCTCATGGCGGTACTTTCGAAATTCCAATTCTGACTGTTAATACCAAACATGCTGAAGCCAAACGAATTTTAGGAAATACTCCAACTGATGCTATTGGAATTAATAGCAAAGTTGCGGAGAGGTTATCTGGAGCCGATTTCGATGGTGACACTGTCATGGTTATTCCTATAGGTGGAAAAGTGAAAATCACTTCTACTCCTCCTTTAAAGGGATTAGAAGGTTTTGACCCTAAAATGGAATATCCTGAACGAGCCGGGATGAAGTATATGAAAAATACCCAAACAGAGATGGGTAAAATTTCAAACCTTATCACTGACATGACTTTGAAAGGTGCTACACAAGATGAATTAGCAAGAGCAGTTCGTCATAGTATGGTTGTTATTGATGCCGAAAAACATAAACTCGATTATAAACAGAGTGAAATTGACAATGGTATCGCTTCTCTTAAGAAAAAGTATCAAGGAACTTATGACAATGACGGTCGTTATCACGAAGGTGCTGCAACTCTAATTTCTAGGGCTAAATCTGAAGTATCTGTTTTAAAGAGAAAAGGTAGTCCAAAAATTAATACAAAAGACAAGGCTTGGTATGATCCAACTCGTCCTGAAGGAGCCCTGTTATACAATAGAGTTGCCAATAAGGCAGATAAAGATTGGTATGATTCCACCTTACCAGAAAGTGCTTACGTTTACAGACCAGCAGAAACATACGTTGACAAAACAGGAAAAGTAAAAACTAGAACACAACAATCTACTAAGATGGCCGAAACAGATGATGCTTTTACTTTAGTATCTGATGCCAACACCCCGGCAGAAAGAGCTTACGCCGAATATGCCAATAAGATGAAATCCCTGGCAAACCAGGCCCGTAAAGAGATGGTTACCACTGGCAAGATTGCTTATTCTTCTTCAGCAAAGGCTACTTATCAAGCAGAGGTGGACTCTCTAGCAGCCAAGCTCAATGTGGCCCTAAAGAATGCCCCTAGAGAGAGAAAAGCACAGGTTATAGCCAACGCTGTTGTGGCTGCTAAAAAACAGGAGAATCCCGATATGACTCCTAGTGAAATAAAGAAACTCAATCAACAAGAGCTAACTAAGGCTCGTGCTATTGTCGGTGCTAAGAGAGAGACTATAAAGGTTACTGACCGTGAATGGGAAGCTATTCAAGCAGGAGCTATAAGTGAAAACAAGCTTACACAAATACTTAATCATGTTGACATTGATGATCTTAGACAACGAGCTACTCCTCGTATGACAACTTCTTTGAGTACAGCTAAAATCAATAAGATTTCATCAATGAATGCATCTGGTTACTGTACAGCTGATATAGCTAAAGCTCTTGGTGTTTCCCCTGCTACCGTATCAAAATATTTAAAAGGAAAGGAGTGAAATGTTAATGCTTAATAAATGTATGTTAACAACATTTGATAATCCATACAATCCATTCGAACAGTTCACTTCTTGGTTCTTGTTCGATGTGGAAAAAGGTTACAATACTTGTTCGTATTTAGGAAGAATTGCTCGAACTTCAGATCAATTGTCAGAAGAAGAAAACGAATTGGAAATCGAAAGAGCAATTGATGAAATTATTAAATACGATTTTAGGAACATCTACAAGAAAGTAACCATACAACAAGCAGCAAATACTTAAATCTTGTTAGTTGATGTTCTAGTAATTGAAAGAACTTATTATTTGTAAAACATCAGTTTTGTTTCTTTTATCATTTTTAAAGCGTGATTGAGTAACTAACTTATACAATGGGGGTGTGCTATTTATGCTACCCCTCCTCTCATCGCGCCGGCCCTAAAAAAATCTCCGGAGGGTATTTTTTGGGTATCATTCTATACTTTTTATAGCACTTAACAGGGCTCATAAGGTTTAACAGTTTTATAATATCTTTCTTTTCTCCTTTCAAAGGGTTTTATGTTAGCTTTATGGGCTCTATTAAGTGCTATAGAAGTATTAATGAACTCGGTAAATTCCAAGTAAAACACTACAATAATTCTACAAATATTGAACGAGAGGAGGCAGTAAGGATGAAGAAAGCTAAGGCTGTAACCTCTTCTGAAAAATCTAGAAAGTTGAGACCAGCTTTATCTCCAGAAGCTAGGGAAAATCAATTGATATCCTTGGCTGTTGACCTTGCTGAAAAACAGTTACAAGAAGGAACTGCTTCTTCTCAGGTCATTACGCATTATTTAAAGCTGGGTTCGACTAAAGAGAAGCTTGAAAAAGAAATTCTCATGAAACAGAAAGAGTTGATTGAAGCTAAGACTCAATCGTTACAGTCGGTGCAAAGAATAGAGGAATTATATAAGAATGCTCTTGATGCTATGAGAAATTATAGCGGACAAGGTGATCCGGATGACTATTAAGACATACTCGGAATTAATTAAATTTCCTACTTTCGAAGAACGTTATCGATATTTAAAGTTAAACGGAAAAGTAGGAGAAGCAACTTTTGGTTTTCAAAGATGGGTCAATCAAGAATTTTATCATTCAGATGATTGGTTAAGATTTAGAGATAGAATAATCGTTCGAGATAATGGATGTGATTTGGCTGTAGATGGTTTTAATATTTATGGACCAATTATTATTCATCACATTAATCCCATTACTTACGACGATTTAATAAATCGAAGTCCGGCCGTCTTTGACCCAGAGAATGTAATTTCAACGAAGCTTTCAACACATAATGCGATCCATTATGGCGACGAAAGTCTATTGATTCTAGCACCGATAGAACGAACCAAAAATGATACATGTCCATGGAGACATAAATGAAAAGGAGGAAAGCAATAAATGTATCAGGATAATCTTCTTAAAGATGACTATCAAATCGAAGAATATGGAGAGTCTCAAAACTCTGAAGATGTGAAAATTGGTTTTGTTACAAATTGCAAAAAGCTAAACATTCGAGAGGAGCCCAGAATTGATGCCACCGTTGTTTGTGAAGTTGATTATCTAACGGAACTTATGATTGACAAAAACGAATCGACAGAAGAATTCTATAAAGTTTTTACGGCTGCCGGAATTGAAGGATTCTGCATGAAAAATTTTATTACAATCCAGAAGTAAAGGAGAAACGCCATGGAGAGTATACTAACATCAATAAAAAAAATGCTTGGAATTGCGGAAGAGTATACACACTTCGATGCGGACCTTATTATGCACATCAATTCTGTATTTGCAATTCTAACACAAATTGGCGTTGGTCCCTCTGAAGGTTTCTCGATCGAAGATAATACCAAGGTATGGGCTGACTTTATCCAAGATAATAAAAAGTTGGAAAGCGTAAAGTCTTATACATACATGAAGGTTAAACTGTTATTTGATCCTCCTCTTAGCTCTTCTGTAATTGAATCTATGAACCGAATTATTTCAGAGCTTGAGTGGAGAATTCAAGTTGCTGCTGATCCGGTAGATTCTAATTAGGAGGTGATCCAAAATGAGCAATACATTAGTACATTACGGTATTCTTGGCATGAAGTGGGGTATTCGTCGTACACCAGCACAACTTTCTAGAGACAGAGGGACTTCCAAAAAAAGTTCTAGTGAAAAGAAAAACGTTAAAGAAATGTCGGATGACGAACTTCGAAAAACTGTTAATCGTCTTCAGTTGGAACGGCAATATTTGCAGTTATCTTCTAGTGATGTGAGTAAAGGTAGAGAGTATATTCAGAAAATAATTAAGGCTGGTACCACAGTCGCGGCTGTTACTACCACTGCTCTTACTCTTTATAATAATGCAAATAAAATTAAAAGCATTATAGAAGGTAAAAACGGATAAGGAGAGTCGAATATGGCATTATCAAACACTGCCGTTCCAAAATATTACGGCATGTTTAGAGATGCCGTAATTCGAGGAGAAATCCCAGTATGTAAAGAAGTTTCGATGGAAATGAACCGTATAGACGATCTTATAGCGAATCCTGGCGTGTACTATGATGATCAGGCAGTTGAAGGATGGATTCGATATTGTGAAAACGAATTGACGTTAACAGACGGTTCAGATCTTAAGTTACTTGATAGTTTTAAACTATGGGGTGAACAAGTATTTGGATGGTATTATTTTGTAGAGAGAAGTGTATATGAGCCGAATCCCGATGGACACGGAGGTCGTTACGTTAAAAAGACGATAAAGAAAAGATTGATTAATAAACAATATCTTATCGTCGGAAGAGGCGCGGCTAAATCTTTATACGACTCTTGTATGCAATCATATTTTCTCAATGTCGATACAACTACTACTCATCAGATTACGACAGCTCCAACTATGAAACTTGCCGAAGAGGTAATGTCTCCTATACGAACAGCTATTACGCGGTCTAGAGGACCGCTTTTTAAATTTCTGACTGAAGGTTCTTTACAAAACACAACCGGTTCAAAAGCCAATCGTGTAAAATTGACCCCTACAAAGAAAGGAATTGAGAATTTTTTAACTGGTTCGTTGATTGAGATTCGTCCGATGTCTATTAACAAACTCCAAGGACTTAGATGTAAAATTGCAACAGTAGACGAATGGCTTTCCGGAGATATACGAGAAGATGTTGTCGGTGCAATTGAGCAGGGTGCTTCTAAAGTTGATGATTATCTAATCATTGCGACTAGTTCAGAAGGTACGGTTCGTAATGGTAGCGGAGACACAATCAAAATGGAGTTGATGGACATTCTCAAAGGAGACTACATCAATCCACATGTTTCTATTTGGTGGTATAAACTCGATTCGATCGATGAAGTCTCTGATCCTGAAATGTGGATAAAGGCTAATCCAAATTTAGGAAAGACCGTTAGTTATGAAACATATCAACTTGATGTTGAAAGAGCAGAAAAAGCTCCGGCCGCAAGGAATGATATTTTAGCAAAGCGTTTTGGTCTTCCTATGGAGGGATATACTTACTACTTTACTTATGAGGAAACGCTACCTCATAGAAAGAGAGATTATTGGCAAATGCCTTGCGCTCTTGGAGCAGACCTTTCTCAAGGAGATGATTTCTGTTCATTTACGTTTTTATTTCCATTATCAAATGGTTGCTTTGGTGTAAAAACTCGAAACTACATAACTTCTACCACGTTAATGAAACTTCCTGCCGCTATGCGAATTAAGTATGATCAATTTATGGCAGAAGGCAGTTTGATTGTGTTAGAAGGAACTGTTCTGGATATGATGGAGGTTTATGACGATCTTGATAATCATATTACAGAATGTGGTTATGATGTCCGCTGTTTCGGGTTTGACCCGTATAATGCAAAAGAATTTGTCGAGAGATGGGAATCTGAAAACGGTCCATTTGGTATTGAAAAGGTTATACAGGGTGCAAAAACAGAGTCCGTTCCTTTAGGTGAGCTTAAGAAGCTTTCTGAGGAGCGGATGCTTTTATTTGACGAAGAATTGATGAGCTTTGCTATGGGAAACTGTATCACACTTGAAGATACCAACGGAAATCGTAAATTGCTTAAAAGACGATACGAGCAGAAGATCGACGCCGTGGCCGCTATGATGGACGCTTATATCGCCTATAAATTAAATAAAGATGCTTTTGAGTAAAGGTGGTGATTAACATATGGATAAAAAACTGGCCCATTACGGTATTCTCGGAATGAAATGGGGTATTCGAAGAACCCCGTCTCAACTTGGCCACCTGACAAAAAAAGATAATAAATGGGTTAAGAAAAACACTGAGAAAATTATGGAGAAAGCCCGTAAAAAATCTTCGAAAGAATTAATGAAATATGCCAACGAGTTAATGAAAGACCCAAACGCTGTTAATAAATCCGGTAAACTAAGTGCGGCCACTATTAATTCTTACAATCAAAAGATGGCTTCTCTGATGAACGATAAAGTTTCCGGCTTAACATCACCATCCGGTAAAGTTGTACGATTTGTAGCTAAAAGAGGAGAAATTGGAGTTTTCATGGCTCTCGCTGACCAAGGTTATAACATGAATCATCTTAAAAATGGCATCTATAATTCAGGGAAAGTAGCGTATAAAAATACAGTTGTTGATAAAGTTGAAGAATAAAAGGAGGTGATGACAAAAATGGAGGTAACACTAGGTTCAAGACTAAAACATGCTTGGAATGCTTTTTTTAACAAAGACCCCACCGATTATTTTAAAAATGTTGGAACTGGTTATACTTATCGTCCGGATAGACCGAGACTAACACGCGGAAATGAGCGTTCTATAGTAACTTCAGTATACAATCGGCTTGCTTTAGACGCTTCTTCAGTTAGCATTCAGCATGTAAGACTTGACGAAAACAATCGTTTCCTATCCGTCATCGATTCGGGGTTAAACGGCTGCCTCACCGTTGAAGCCAACCTTGACCAAACCGGAAGAGCCTTTATTCAGGATATAGTTATGTCAATGTTGGATGAAGGAAGTGTGGCTATTGTTCCGGTTGACACAACCTTTAATCCTGAAATTACTGGTTCTTATGATATTCTATCGATGCGAACCGGACAAATTTTGGAATGGTATCCAAGCCATGTGAAGGTTCGTGTTTATAATGAGAAAACAGGTCGTAAAGAGGATATTGTGGTACCGAAGAGTACAGTTGGTATTGTAGAAAATCCTCTATACGCCGTTATTAATGAACCAAATTCAACTATGCAGCGACTTATTCGTAAACTTAACCTTTTAGATGTTGTAGACGAACAAAGTAGCTCTGGCAAGTTGGATTTGATTATTCAATTGCCATATGTTATTAAGACTGAGGCAAGGCGTCAACAAGCCGATAAACGGCGTCAAGATATAGCAGATCAATTAGCAGGTTCAAAATATGGTATTGCTTATACCGATGGCACAGAGCGTATTACGCAGTTGAATCGTCCGGTCGAAAACAATCTAATGAAGCAGATTGAATATCTAACGAGTATGCTATACAGCCAGTTAGGAATTACTCAAAGCATCTTAGATGGTACGGCTGATGATAAGACAATGCTAAATTATTATAATCGTACTATTGAACCTATTCTTTCGGCCATCGTTGATGAGATGAAACGAAAGTTTCTAACTAAAACAGCTCGATCACAATTACAGTCGATTTCATTCTTTAGAGATCCGTTTAAACTTGTTCCAGTTAGCGACATTTCAGAAATTGCAGATAAATTTACCCGCAACGAGATCATGACCTCGAATGAGATTAGACAGATTATCGGAATGAAGCCATCGGATGATCCTAAAGCGGACGAACTTAGGAATAAGAACCTAAGTGAACCGTCAAAAGACAAAACAGATCCAGTAAACGATTTGTCTGAAGAAAAGATCGAGATGGCAAACAATAAATTAAAGGAGGAAAATCAAAATGAAGACATATGATTTCAGCGGCTGGGCTACCCGTAACAATCTTAGATGCTCTGATGGAAGAACTATCATGAAAGATGCATTTAAGCATAATGACGGGCAGACTGTTCCTCTTGTATGGAATCACCAGCACAACGATCCTCTTAATGTTCTTGGGCACGCTCTGCTTGAGAATCGCGATGAGGGTGTTTACGCATATTGTAAGTTTAATGAAACAGAATCTGGGAAAAATGCAAAGCTTCTAGTTGAGCATGGAGATGTATCAGCGCTTTCCATATACGCAAATCAGTTGAAGCAGCAGGGTTCCAACGTTATACATGGAGCAATTCGTGAGGTTAGTCTTGTTTTGGCGGGAGCAAATCCTGGAGCATTTATAGATTCTGTTATGAGCCATGGTGAAGAGTCTGATGATGAAGCTATTATCTATACCGGCGAAGATATTTCTTTATTTCATGCCGACGAAAAGAAAGATAAACCAGCTGATAAAAAAGAAGAACCCAAAGATGCAGACAAGACTGACAAGAAATCTGAAGACGAGGAAACCGTTGCCGATGTCTTCAATACCCTTACTGAAAAACAGAAAACGGTAGTTTATGCAATGATCGGAAAGGCTCTTGAAGAAAAAGAAGAGTCCGAAGATAACAACAATAATGACGATTCTAAAGGAGGAAATAAAACTATGAAGCATAATGTATTTGACAAGGAAGATGCTAAGAAGGATGTTCTTAGCCATTCCGACATGGAAGCCATTTTCGCCGATGCTAAGCGTTACGGAAGCCTTAAAGACAGTGTTCTCGCGCATGGTATCGAGCAGATTGATTATCTGTTCCCTGATGCAAAGAATGTTACGGATACCCCTCAGTTCATTCAGAGAGATATGGGATGGGTGCAGAAGGTTATGAACTCCGTCCATCACACTCCCTTCTCCCGTATCAAGTCTGTTCTGGCTGATATTACAGAGGATGATGCCAGGGCTAAAGGTTACATTAAGGGTAATCAGAAGAAAGATGAAGTATTCACTTTGCTTAAGCGCACAACCACTCCGACCACCATTTACAAGAAACAGAAACTGGACCGTGATGACGTAGTTGATATCACCGATTTTGACGTTGTGGCATGGCTGAAGTCTGAAATGCGTATGATGCTTGATGAGGAAATTGCCAGAGCCATTCTTGTCGGTGACGGCCGTCTTAGCTCTTCTGATGACAAGATCAACGAGCAGAACATTCGTCCTATTTGGAAGGATGATGATCTGTATACTATTAAAACAGTCGTTAGTGTTTCTGCCTCAGCAACTGCCGACGATAAGGCTAAGGCGTTTATTCGTGCAGCTGTCAAGGCAAGAAAGAACTACAAGGGTTCCGGTGATCCTACTCTGTATACCACAGAAGATGTACTTACTGATTGCCTTCTGATGGAAGATACTACGGGCCGTGTAATTTATGATTCCGTTGCTAAGTTGGCTACAGCTCTTCGCGTTAAAGAAATAGTAACAGTTCCGGTAATGGAGGGGCTGACAAGAACCGATTCCGATAGTAGTACTCTAAATCTTATGGGTTTGATTGTAAATCTTGCCGATTACAACGTTGGTGCCGATAAGGGCGGAGCTGTTAATATGTTTGACGACTTCGACATCGATTACAATGCTCAGAAGTACCTTATCGAGACTCGCTGCTCCGGCGCTTTGATTAAGCCTTATTCAGCAATTGCTATTGAAATGAAGACTACGGCTTAATTAGTTAAAGGAGAAATTCAAAATGGAGGTATGGAAAGACATTCAAGATTATCCTAAATACAAAATAAGTAATACAGGTAAAGTTAAAAATTCTATAACCGGAAGAATTTTAAAACCTGGTAGACATAGACAAGGTTACTCTATGGTTTGGCTTAGTGGTCAAGAAGGAGTTAAAGGTAAAACTGTTCATAGACTTGTTGCAGAAGCATTTATACCTAATCCAGAACACAAACCACAAGTTAATCATATAGACGGAAATAAATCAAATAACCATGTTGATAATCTTGAATGGAATACAGGAAGTGAAAATACTAGACATGCTTTTAGGACGTCTCTTTTTAATGGGCGTCCTAAAGTTCCAGTCCGTATAGTCGAAACTAACGAAGTATTTAATAGTATACGAGAATGTGCGATGTTCATAGGAGGCGATCCGAGTAATATTTGTTCTTGTATGCATGGTAAAATAGAGTCTTATAAAGGTCTTCATTTTCAACCGTTAAATGATTAGTATATGAGGTGAATATAATGGCGAAATGGTACGGAGTAATTGGTTATGCTGAAACGGTAGAAACGAAGCCTGGTGTATGGAAGGAACAAATAACCGAGAGAACATACTACGGAGATCTTGTTCGAAATACTCGTAAGCTTCAAACTTCCGATCAACTCAACGACAACATCAATGTTGCAAATGAGATTAGCATTGTATCCGATCCATTTGCCAATCAGAATTTTCATTCGATGCGATACGTTGAGTTTATGGGTGCCAAGTGGAAGATTACAAATGTCGAAGTTCAGTACCCAAGACTAATACTGACTATAGGGGGTGTATATCATGCCCAGTAGGCTAGAACTACAGACTCTACTCGAGAAACTTATCGGAAGTCGAAATGTATATTTTCAACCCCCTGAGTCGGTTAAGATGAATTCCCCCGCCATTGTTTACGGTCTTGATGATATCGAGAACTCGTTTGCAGATGACGGGGTTTATTTATCTAAGAAAAAATATTTAGTAACAGTTATTGATGAAGATCCAGACAGTCCGATAGTAGATAAGGTAGCGGCTTTACCTACTTGTCGATTTAATCGGCATTTTCAATCGGACAATCTAAATCATGACGTTTTCATTCTATATTTTTGATTAAAGGAGGACAAAAATATGTCTAAACTTGTTTGGGATAAAACCGGAGAACGTTTTTACGAAACCGGTGTTAAAAAGGGCGTGCTTTATCCTCAGGGAACCGGAGGTACTTATCCGAAAGGTGTTGCATGGAACGGTCTTACGGCAGTAACCGAAAGCCCTTCAGGTGCGGAAGCAACTCCTATATATGCCGACAATATCAAATATCTTAATCTCATCTCTGCCGAAGAGTTCGGCGCCACTATCGAGGCTTATACTTATCCGGATGAATTTGCTCAGTGTGACGGATCTGCTGAGATTGCAACAGGTGTTATGATTGGACAGCAGTCTCGTAAAGCCTTTGGCCTTTCTTATGTTACAACTCTCGGCAACGATGTTGATGGTAATGATTACGGCTATAAGCTTCACATCATTTATGGTGCTCTTGCGGCTCCTTCCGAGAAGGGTTATGCAACGATCAATGATAGTCCGGAGGCAATAACTTTCTCTTGGGAAATTACTACTACTCCTGTTAATGTAACCGGCTATAAACCTACGGCTTGTATTACTATCGATTCAACAAAAGTCGATGCGACGAAGCTTGCTGCTTTGGAAGAGATTCTGTACGGTAAAGATCCGACAACTCCTGGCGGCACTGACGGTGTTGATCCGAGGTTGCCTCTGCCGGATGAGATCATTACTTTGATGACCCCTGCTGCGGGCTAATTAACTGTTCATATTTAAACTTATTTTTGGGAGTCGTATTCAGGTTTATAGGCTGGCGGCTCCCTATTTTTATTATTCGAAAGGAGAAAAAATATCATGTTGAAGAAAACCATTACTTATACCGATTATAACGGTTCCGAGCGGACTGAAGACTTTTACTTTAATCTTTCCAAGGCTGAGGTCATGGAAATGGAAATGAGCACCACAGGCGGTTTGGCTGAAATGATTCAGAAGATTGTTGCTGCTCAGGACGCTCCGGCAATTATTAAGATCTTCAAAGAGCTGGTGCTTAAAGCATATGGAGAAAAGAGCCCGGATGGTAAGAGGTTTATCAAATCGGATGAAATCTCGACGGCATTTTCTCAGACTGAGGCATACTCTCAGCTGTTCATGGAATTGGCTACAGATGCCGATGCGGCAGCTAAGTTTGTGAATGGTATTATTCCGGTAGATGCAAGTAAGACAACTATTACTTCGATTTCTGGAGCTAATCAGTAAAATATTGGAGGGTTGAGAAATGCTTCAAATTACGATACCAGCCGTTGAGCAATGGGACGAGCGGAAACAGGAATTCGTTACCACAAAAGAACAGACATTGCAATTGGAGCATTCCCTCGTCTCTCTTTCAAAATGGGAATCTAAATGGTGTAAAGCGTTTTTAACAAAACAAGAAAAAACTATCGAAGAAACTTTGGATTATATAAAATGCATGACAATTACGCAAAACGTAAATCCAGAGGTTTATAACTACCTTACAAATAAAAACATCGATGAGATTAACAAGTATATAGAAGCTCCAATGACGGCAACTTATTTTTCAGATGACAAAATCGTAAAAACAAGCAGAGAGCAAATTACGGCGGAGCTTATATATTATTGGATGATCGCTTTAAATATACCGTTTGAGTGCCAAAAATGGCATCTTAACCGTCTTCTTACTCTCATTAGGGTCTGCAATATTAAGAATCAGCCTCCTAAAAAAAGAAGTAAAAAAGAAATTATGAGCAGAAATGCCGCCCTAAACGCCGCTCGCAGAAAGCAATTGAACACGAGAGGATGATACAAAGAAAGGAGATGAGTTATGAAAAAGACAAAATTGGTTGACAAAATCAGACAATTGCCTATCAACTATTTCTCCGATTTATTCATCACTGCTATGGTTCTTATGTGGATAGTTGATAATGTGTATCAGTCTATCGTTGCGACCATTGTTATTGTCAGTTCGGTTATATTGAGCAACCAGACCGGAACGAATTGCTACGATACGTACATCGGTATGAATGTAGCAATTCCATTGTCATGTGGAGGCGCGATCTGGATGATAAAGAACTCCATTTAGCACGCCATCAGTAACTATAGGGGAAAAGAAGCGCCCAAAGATTTTCCAGCCATATATCAGGATGGCGAGAACGAGGAAATCAAAATAGAGCAAGCGGCGACCACTGAGGAAATTATAAATACAGAAGGAATGGATGGTGATAAAGGATGATTAGTTTGGAGAATTTTTTGTTTGGTTTATTGATTACATCAACCCTTACCGGTCTAGTAACGGAAGCCGTAAAAAATGTTCTGGCGGAACATAACGTGAATTATTATTCCAACACCCTTGCCGGTTTGGCGGCATCGATTCTTTCCACCGCAATTGGCGTTGGATACATCATTCTGGAAAACGCCGGATTTACAGCACAGACCATCATTTGTCTGATCGCGCTGGTTTTTATGAGCTGGCTGTGTGCAATGGTCGGGTACGATAAGGTCGTTCAGGCCATCAGTCAGTTTAAAACATATGGAAAGGACGATGGCAATGACGCCAATTGAAAAACTGATAGCTACGGCTAGGGCAGAAATCGGTTATATGGAGAAAGCCACTAATGCTGAACTAGACAGTAAAATCGCTAATGCCGGCGATGATAATTGGACGAAGTATGCCCGCGATCTTGACACTATGGGCGTTTACAATGGAAAGAAGAATGGATACGCCTGGTGTGATATATTTTGCGACTGGTGCTTTATTACGACCTTTGGACTGAAGACAGCCATGCAGATGACGGGCCAGATGATGGGCGGCTACGGAGCTGGCTGCACCAGCTCTGTAAACTACTATAAGGCCTTGGGGCGCTTCTTCACCAGCGGACCGCAGGCCGGCGACCAGATTTTTTTTACAGATGATGGCGGAAAGAGTTTTTATCACACTGGTATCGTAGAGAAGATTACCGGTGGCCGGGTATACACTATTGAAGGAAATACATCCAGCGCCCCCGGCGTTGTTCCGAATGGCGGCATGGTACGGGATAAATCTTATAGTCTGTCTTACGTCAAGATTGGTGGCTATGGCCGCCCTGATTACACACTTATAAAGGAGGAAGACGAAATGGATCTCAATGGATTCAAAAAGCTTTACGCTGAGATGCGACAGGAGCTGAAGGACAACGATAGCAGTGAGTACAGTTCAGAGGCTCGGAAGTGGGCGACCGATAACGGGCTGATTGCCGGAAATGGAACCGCCATCAACGGTGAGCCAAACTGTATGTGGGAAGATGTACTTACCCGCGAGCAGCTGGTGACCGTGTTGTATCGCTTTGCACAGTTGATAGGTAGGGCATGATATGGTACTGTTTGGTTCTAGTCATGGAAAACGAGAGACCGCGAAGCCGGAGTTTTCAAAGAAGTTGATCGCTGACATTCGTTGGCTGCTATGGGTAGTAACGATTGGCGGCTTATTACTGGCCGGATATTGCATCCACGAGGATTTTACCGGCGGTTTGCCATGGCTTTCGGCTATGGTTGGTTTACCCTGGGCGGCTCACGGTACGGTATGCAGTTTTTACCTAAACATGGCCAAAAGCGACCACAAGGCAGGCGGCATCACATTTGAAACCGCCAAGGCAAATAAGTTCACGCAGGACGCAGGAAGCGATAATAGTCCGGCGATATGATAACTCCTCGGCAGGATCTTGCAGTCCTGTTGAGGTGTTTTTTTTTGTACGTTTTAAAAGATTTGTCTATGGAGAGGAGAATCTCACATGATAAGTTTCAGACAAAAGGGCGACTTCTCTAAACTGACACGTTTCTTGGAAAAAGCAAAAGAGGCCGTTCGTCTTGGAGATCTTGACAAGTATGGTCGAGAGGGAGTAGCCGCCCTTGCGTCTGCAACACCTATCGACTCCGGACAAACTGCTAATTCTTGGTACTACAAGATTATACATAAGAACGGGTCAGTTTCAATCACTTTTTACAATTCAAATATTCAAAATGGAGTTCCTATAGCAATTATTTTGCAATATGGACATGGAACTCGAAATGGTGGCTGGGTACAGGGTCGAGATTACATCAATCCTGCTATCCAGCCTATTTTTGATAAAATTGCAAATTCTGCGTGGAAGGAGGTTACTAAGCTATGAGCACAACAATTGATCAAAGAGTTGTCGAAATGCAGTTTGACAACAAGCAGTTTGAAGCGAATGTCAAAACTTCTATGTCAACTCTTGACAAACTTAAACAAAGTTTAAATCTTACCGGAGCTTCTAAGGGTTTAGAGAGTGTAAGCGCTGCCGCTAAAAACTGCGATATGTCAGGACTTAGCGGTGCCGTTCAGACTGTACATGCTAAATTCTCTGCTTTAGAGGTTATAGCGGTTACAGCTCTAGCTAATATAACAAATTCCGCGATTAATGCCGGAAAGCAACTTGTTTCCTCGCTTACGATAGACCCTATTAAACTTGGTTTTCAGGAATATGAAACTCAAATTAATGCTATTCAAACTATTTTGGCGAATACCTCCTCAAAAGGCACAACGCTTGAACAGGTTAATTCTGCGTTAGATGAGCTAAATGAATATGCCGATAAGACTATCTATAATTTTACTGAGATGACTCGTAATATCGGCACATTCACAGCCGCCGGTGTTGATTTAAATACCTCTGTTCAGGCTATCAAAGGTATTGCCAACTTGGCTGCCGTCTCTGGCTCAACAAGTCAACAGGCAAGTACGGCTATGTATCAACTTTCTCAGGCTTTAGCATCTGGTACAGTTAAACTTATGGACTGGAACTCGGTTGTAAATGCCGGTATGGGCGGTCAGGTATTTCAGGATGCTTTGAAAGAAACTGCTCGTGTTCATGGTATTGCTATTGATAAGATGATTAAAGATGAAGGTAGCTTTCGTGAAACACTGCAAAAAGGTTGGCTTACTTCTGAAATCCTAACAGAAACCCTTGCTAAGTTTACAGGTGATCTGAATGAAGATCAGCTTCGGACTATGGGTTATACAGATGAGCAGATTAAATCCATAATCAAAATGGGGCAAACCGCTAATGATGCTGCTACGAAAGTTAAGACTTTTACCCAATTATTTGACACTCTTAAAGAAGCGGCTCAGTCTGGTTGGGCTCAGAGTTGGGAGATTATTGTTGGCGACTTCGAAGAGGCTAAGACACTACTTACTGAAATCAGCGATATATTCGGTGGACTTATTAACAAATCGGCGGATGCTAGAAACGCACTTCTTCAAGGGTGGAAAGACCTTGGTGGTAGAACTGATGTAATTGAGGCTTTTAGAAATACTTTCGAAGCCCTCGGAAAAATAATCAAACCAATTCATGAAGCCTTTCGAGATATCTTCCCTCCAATGACAAGCAAACAATTGTTTTCCTTAACTAATGGACTAAAAGAGTTCACTGAGAAGTTGAAAATAGGAGACGAAACCGCCGATAAAATTAAACGAACATTTGCCGGTCTATTCGCAGTTCTTGATCTTGTTAAAGACGCTTTTTTATTTGTTTTTAAAGTAGCTGGTCAAGTCTTTAGCTTATTTGGAGGGCCAACAGCTGGGGGTATTTTAGAACTAACTGCAAGGTTTGGTGATTTCCTTGTAAAACTGCATGACACGGCCGAAGAAGGAAACGTATTTATTAGAGCTTTTGAAAATATTAAAACAATCCTTATAACAGCGGCAGACAAAATTAAAGATGCCATTACAAGAATTAGCGATGCATTCAAAGGCTTTAAATCCATTGATATGGCTCCTTTGGACGATTTATCGGGACACGCTGAAAAAAGTTTACGCCCGTTCACTCGTTTGGGAGAGATCTTCGGAGCAGTATTTGAAGCGATTGTGAAAGTTCTTGAATGGGCTGCTCCTATTGTCGCCAAACTTGGAAGCATTATTGGAAAAGGATTGGGAGCTCTAGCCGACAAAGTAAGCTATGCCGTCGAGAACATGGAGTTTAATGAAATCCTTGACGTTATTAATACTGGACTCTTCGGTGCTATTCTATTAGGAATTAAGAAGTTTATTGACTCATTAACAAATATTACATCAGGAGTTGGTGGTATTACCGGTATTCTCGATGGAGTTCGTAGTTCTTTGGAAGCCTACCAAAGTAGCCTAAAGGCTAAAACTCTTCTTACAATTGCTACGGCTATTGGCATTCTTGCAGCGGCTCTTGTCATTTTATCAATAATCCCAAGCGATAAACTCACTACTTCTCTTGTTGCTATTAGCGCTCTCTTCATCGAATTGTCGGCTTCAATGATCGTTCTCGGTAAGACAATGGGTAATATCAAAATGGCTAAGATTTCGGTTCAGTTGGTTGCCATGGCTACAGCAATTCTCATTCTATCAAGTGCCATGAAGAATCTTGCTGAACTGAATTGGGAAGGTATTGCCAAAGGAATATTAGGAATAGCGGCTCTTTCTGCTACTTTGGTTGTTTCAGCCAACATGTTTGACAAGAGTTCAGGTAAACTCATCAAAGGTTCTACCGGATTGATCGCATTCTCAGCAGCAATACTTATTTTAACACATGCTGTCGACAATCTTGCACAACTTAGTTGGGAAGAGTTAGCTAAAGGTCTTGTTGGTCTTACCGTCATTCTTACAGAAATTGTTGCATTAACTCATCTTATGGGTAATGCTAAACGAATGATTTCAACAGGTATTGGCATGATTGCTCTAGGTACAGCCATGCTTATCTTTGCTTCTGCGGTTGAAAAGATGGGACAACTTTCATGGAGTGAGATCGCCAAGGGACTTACTACAATGGCCGGAGCTTTAACCGCCGTCACAATCGCTCTTAACTTTATGCCTAAAGGTATGATTAACAAAGCAACATGTCTTATTGTACTTGGCGCAGCCATGAAAGTATTTGCATCCGCTATAGCTGAAATGGGTGAACTTAGTTGGGAAGAAATCGCCAAAGGCATGACGGCAATGGCTGGAGCTTTAACTGCTATTACGGTTGCTATTAACTTTATGCCTAAAAATATGGTTGGTATTGGCCTCGGTTTAATTGCAATCGGAGCAGCTTTGTTAATTGTTTCAAAAGCTATAGAAAATATGGGCGGAATGTCTTGGAGTGAGGTTGCTAAGGGTCTGGTAGCATTAGGAGGATCTCTTTTAATTATAACGGTTGCCATGAATGCTATGACTGGCGGATTGGCAGGAGCCGCAGCAATGTTGGTTATGGCTGCCGCAATCGGTGTATTGACTCCCTCACTTAAAACTCTTGGCAGTATGGATCTTGCTGAGATAGGCAAAGCATTGTTAGCCTTAGTCGGAGTGTTCGTTGTGGTTGGTGCTGCCGGATTGATTTTAGCACCATTAACTCCTGTTCTATTAGCTTTAGCCGGGGCTATAGCTCTACTCGGGATTGCAGTATTAGCTATTGGTGGCGGTTTACTTATGTTCTCAGCTGGTTTAACTGCTCTCGCAGTTGCTGGTACGGCTGGAGCAGCCGCTTT